CTACAATACCACTCCAGAGATGAAAGAAGAAGACATATAAAAAGAATTTGCCTTCAGCGTCCCTATTGTGCTTTCTGCGTGTTGTTGTCATAATTAACAATCATTGAATACTTTACCAACTTGACTACCAATGTCAGACCCAACTCTTTGACCAAGTAGAGTCATCCATCCAGCAGCTAACCATCCTACATATGGAATATTTATTACCGCAGGTACAAGGGCACCAGCAGCAATACTAGTTCCCGCTAAGGCACCTTGGCTGCGTGATCCAGCGTCCGCCCTGATACACTCTTCGCTTTTCGCACCTGACTTTCCCTCACCTAAATCACCCCCTTGAAGATTTTTATATCCTTCTTGAGTGTACTGATCTCTACGATATTCATTTCTTTTCTCAGAACCACCACCAAATAATCCCCTTCTATTGTTGTCAACATTTGATGATCTTTCTGACTCAAGAACTTTGGGATCGTTGGCACGAAACTCAATCTCATAACCATCCTTACCTGCTTTAATTCTATAAGATGAATATGGTCCGTGAGGAATGTTGAATGTCGGTGGTTGTGCTATAGTTTGTTTATTATTTACTAGATGACCTAAAACACCAATATGAGCAATGCCAACAATACCAAGTAATGCCAACGAAGCGGTCTTTATTGGTATTCTTTTCTTTGTTGGCGTTTCAGTTGGTATTTCGGTCTTTTTAGTTGTCATTTTCCGAATGGGAGAGCAGGACCTGTGGTTGTGGGCAGAGCAGGACCAGTAACTTTAGGTAGTTCTGGTATAGCACCATCGATCATACCAGGAAGTGCTTCTGTAACTGCTTCAGTAACTGCTTTAGTTACTTTAGTTCTAGCATCTTCGATAAGTGTATCTTTATTCAGATACAAATAAGCACCCCCACCAAGGACTGATAAGGAAACCAGACCCGATAGGAGTGCAATTAGATTAATTAGTTTTTGCATTTAAACCTCTGGATATAACTTCTGAATTTCTTTATCCAATTCAAGAAGTTCTGAATAATACTCACATGGATATTCCATAGTAATTGGATTGTTATACATCAACATATCAGTACGACAGTATCCTCCACCAATTTCCATATGACCAATAATAAACAGTGTAAGTAACATCATGATTCTTTTATGTCTTTTTTTGGTTCAATAGCAGAAACAACCTCTGGTTCTTTTTTTGCTATTGGTTTAGTAGGTGCTCCACCACTCTTGGCAGGTGAAAGACCAAAAGCAGCTAATGATCCAGAGAAGACCGAGGCAATGAAGGTAGGGTCAAAATCGAGAATCTTTTGACCGTTAGGTAAGCGAACGTAACTAAAGGTTAGGAGAGAAGCAGACCAAATAAGTACAACAACTTTCACCAAATTACCGAGAACTTCACCTTTATCTTCATGGTGGTCGTCTTTCTCTTCTACCTTTGCTTTGGATTTATTTCCAAGCATAAAAATAGAGGAGACAGGCTCCTCTATTTATACTATGCTACTGCGGGAGCAGTTTTCTTTTTACCGATGTTATACTTGGACTCAAGTTCCCATTCATTTTTTTCTTTATAAGCAAGAACTTTAATTTGATTAAGAGGGGCAATGTCAGCAATTGCTGACTCATTCACAATTTCAATCAGTCCCCAATCAGAAAGAAGTTGGGTAATACGATTGCGACGTTGTACATCATTCTGTGTCAAGTTTGCTGTCTTGCCATCTAAAGCAAACAACTCTTTGAAGTGAACGATATAATACTTACCCTGCTTATGCAGAATATGACAGGATTGATAGAGTTTCTTCTCTTTGCGTGATGCAACTCCAATCCTTGAAAGTGTTTCTCTAACTTTTAGAAAGTCATCAGGTTGAGAAAGTTTAACCTCAACCATACTCTCACGAGACCATTGTACCTCAGCAACTTGCGACATTATGCTTTTCCTCCACGGTTTAATTTCGATTTAATAAATTCAAGTTGTTCTTTATTTAGTAACTTCAGAACTGCCTGTGCTTTTTCGGTACTATAATTATAATACTCTTTGACACACTCAAGATCATCTAGTTTAACTTTCTTTTCCCAGGGCGAGAAACGCTTTCTCTTCCTGATCGTATTTATATAAAAATCGTATTGAAGTTTACCAGGCAACTGATGAAACATATTCATTTCATTTGCCATCATAACCGTGTCGTAATGTGAAGACATGCATTTAGTAATGACCCAGGAAGGGTATTCTTTCTCCCATCCTGGATCTTCGCCATCCATAAGATTACTCTTGGTCTCGTTGATCGTCTTCAAATAGTCCGTCAAGGGATGGTTGTACTGTTTCATAATTAAGTAAAAGAAGTTCCTTTCGTTCTTTCTGGTCACGATTATAAGTGCCAGTAGATCTCATCGTATAAGTAAGATCCCAATCTTGATGATACCAACCAGGGAATCTATCTTTAACAAAGATATCAGAATTATAAGTAATCATACATTTTTGTTCAGAGTTGCAACAATATGCAGCAAACAACTCATGATCAAATCCTTTGTGCATGTTACCTTTCTTTCCATAAAGATTATCCTTAATGTCATAAGGAGGATCTAAGAAAACAAATGCATCATTACCATATAAAAGTTCCGAGTAATCAACATTAGTAATTCTCCAATACTGAATCAACTCAGAGATATAGGGAAGTTTATCAATTCCCCTAAATGTAAAGTTTTGACGAGATGCCTGTTCACTAAATGAAGAGGATTCTGACAATCCACTAAAAGAACACTTGTTAATCAAGTAGAAATTAAATGCCAATGAATACTCGTCGTTGACATTCTCTAAATTTAATGCCAACTTGGCATTATCAAATGCCTCTTTGTGAGCAATTGGACTCTCACCAAGTTCTGTCTTGAGTGCCCTAAGATCCTCAGAGAGTCGGTCTCCCTGCCTCTGTAGGGTCTTCCAGAAGGCATAGATAGGACGATAGAGATCGTTTACCCAAACATTAGTACGAGGGAAGGTCTGAGTCACGTAGAGCGCCATAGAACCACCACCCAAGAAGGGTTCACGATACGACTCAAATGATGGCAGATGAGTGCTAAGGAATTTAACTGCCCTGGATTTTCCACCAGGATACCTAAGAGGGGTTTTGTACTTCATAATCAGCAGGATGGTATTTAAGAAATTCCCAGAAAGTCATCTTCATTTCTTTCTGAGTCATGCCGCAATGAGCAGCAGCGGCAGGTAAGTTCATTGTAGCACGAAATAGTGCCCAATTTGATTCTTCTACATTTTGAGGTGTTGTCTTATTCACAGATACCTCACCTCATCAACGTAACCATGCTTAAGTGCAGTGTTAATCATCGCATCTGAATAACTGTTTGGTTTTGGTGGTGCTGAAAAGTAAATAACATAATAAGCATTAGGATCATAAACCTTTAGCAAAGCACCGTTACAAATTGCTTTCTTAACGTTATCAGTTCGTTCTGCTCCAGGTCTTTTCTTTACCCCAGAACGACCACCCTTTGCTTCAACATACTCGATTATGTCATCATATTTAGCAACATAATCCACTTCAATACCAATAGAATTGATGTGATAGTTTTTATCTACAATGGTTAAACAGCGAGAGATAAGATTATCTTCAACAAGCAATTCAAACTCATCACCAGTTTTTTTACTTTCAGATTGAAAATTAATCATACTCCACCATCACGACGACCTGTTTTTGGATTGATTGGGGGTTTCCCTTTGTTGATGCTCCAGTAAGGATCTGCATTTGGATTTGCTTTCCTCAACCTAGCATTTGGACCTTTTGCTTTCCAGTTGTAACCATTCTTATACTTGTTCTCAGTAGGAAGTTTAGTTACCGTTTCTACAATCTCAACTTCTTCAGTGCGAAGTAAGTTAAACGTCCAAACATATCCTCCTGTTTGAAGTGTATGTTTGGAAATATCCTCGTAGGAATAAATCTCACCAGTAGATTTTTCTTTATACAACAGTATTCCGTTTTCTGCAGCTGCAAAACTAATGTTTCCCCAATCACAACTTTCGTTGTAAAATCCAACAACTTCAAAATAATACTTTGTTTTCTTCATTTGAATTCACACTCCACCATCATTTCAGTAAGGGCAGCAAGGAGATTGATTTCCTGATCAGCAACAAAAGCAGATTGATACTGGTACTTACCAATGATCAATACTGCATGAGGAATTGTTCTGGGTTCAAGATACGTATAAAGGTTATCGTAGATTGACCTAAAGATGTGAGAGGGTTCATTGTCTAAGTTAGATGATACCCATTTCTTGACCGTAGTAAACTCTTTGTTTTTCAGTGCCTGAGTAAGTTCGGTGAACTTGATGTCAGACAAACTAGAAAGAATACCACTATCAATTACTCCACCAACAGAATACTTTTGACATTCATTAAGTGTACGACGCCAATCAGGAAAGAACTTCAGGATGATTTGGGGAAGTACTTTCGTATCATATTGTACACCCTCATTCTCAAGTATAGACCTGAGACGGTCGAAGAAGGTTCCTGCAAGAATTTTCTTTTGCTTTCCTGGGATGGAGAAATCAACGACTGCACATCGGGAATGCAGGGGTTCGATGATTTTGTTTTTGTAGTTACAGGTGAAAATAAACCGACAGTTACCATGAAACGCCTCAATGTTCGCCCGTAGGGCGAGTTGAACATCGTGGGTTGTGTTGTCAGCTTCGTCAATAATAATGACTTTGTGCGCTGATTCACTAGAAAGTGAGACGGTCGATGCAAAATTTTTAACCTTGTTTCGTACTGTGTCAATTGCTCTTCCTTCATCTGATCCGTTAATAATAATGTAGTCAACTCCGAGTTCTTCGCAAAGTGCTCGGGCGACTGTGGTTTTACCAATGCCAGCAGTTCCATGAAGCAGAAGATTAGGAATCTGACCTGTCTTCAGAAACTCTTTAAAAGTAGTTTTAGTTTCCTCTGGGAGGATACATTCATCAATCTTCTTAGGGCGATACTTTTCAACCCAGAGAAATTCATTACGACTCATAGTTCAATTAATTGCGAAGGGTCTATCACACTGATGATGGACTGATGACATTGCCTGAAGTTTGGAACGCATCATGGCAAATCCTAGCATAGGGTCTGCCTGTCCACATGTAAAAATGTCACACACTGCTTTACCTTCTTCTGGCCAAGTGTGAATGCTGATATGAGATTCAGCAAGGAGAGTAACAGCGGTTACTCCTTGAGGTTCAAATTTATGAGAAATAGTGTTTAAAAAAGTTGCACCTGATGCTTTAGCAGTATCAAATAGCAACTGTTCGATAAACATTCGATCATCAAGCAACTCTGGGTTACAGTCGTACAGAGTAAAAAGAACGTGTTTCAATCATCAATCTCCGTATGTAGAATCAGGTTCAAGTGCGATATAATATTCAAGATTACCACAAACAAAGTGTGCTGCTTTACTGGTCACTTCAACCTTGTAGTTACCTGGAATAATTTTAATATTTTCAACTTTAAAATTAAATGAAAATGGAACTTCAGATTCACCAACAGTATAAGAAACTGTATTGGAAGTTTCATTATCCTTATCTTTAGTTACCAAACAAACTTCCCCGCCACCAGATTCGAGGCAAAGGTCAGGAAGACCATAAACACTTGCACTACGAATCAAAGAGTCCAATACATTAGAAGACAGATCAAACTCAAACTGGTAATTTGAAATTTCAATTGACTTTTCGGGAGGACTCACGATAAGATCTGGATCGGTAAAGAAATACTTTACCTTAGATCTACCACTTCGAATATAAAGATACGAAGAATTTTCAAACTCAATCTCTGGATCTTCAAAAAGAGAGATACCGTTTAGGAACTGAGCAAGATCATAGATGGCAAATGGAATCGGAAAATCTTCCGAGACCGTCGCTTTACCAAAAATGTTTTTAGTTACTGAAATGGTAGACAGTATACTGCCACTACGAATGTAAATTGAATTATTAATCTGAGAAAAATTCTTCAATATCTGTTTGGTCTTATCGGATAATTTCATAATTACTGGTTGTAGGTTTCACGGACAGCATTTTTGTCATTGAAATTCATGAGAAGAACTGCATAGTGCAGGATCTTCATGATGTCACGACGGGCAGTACCTTTCTTATCATATCGAGAGGCATACTTGAGAATGTTGCTGCGACAAAACGCTTCACCATCACCACACGCTTCAATAAGATCCAAAGTTTGAATCTTATCATCTCCAGCAGAATAATGCTGAGTATAAGTTCCACGAATATATTCAAGTAGTTCTTTAAGAATCTCTTCTTCATTGTATTTCCAAGGAGTTGAAGGAGATTGATTGATCATGTCGCTATTCAAATTAAAAGTAATAATTTCATCCATGTGCAATTCATCGTAAAGTAAAGACCAAGAATTAACCATAAGGGAAAAGAAACTCGTCTACGAATTGTTCTGCTCTTTCCTTGCCGAAGTTGTTGGCAAGATACCCACTCACTGGATCCAGTTTTTTCATATAGGAATCGAAGTCCCTATACTCTGATTCGTCTGTTCCTTGTGGATCAGCAGATTCTAGCATATCTTTGTACACTTGTAAATAGGCAGCAAAGTCATCGAGATAATTATTAACCTCTGACATTGTGCATTTACGAACATAGACATGCTCTGAGAAATGATTTCCAGGTTCAAAGAACCTAAAAGTCCCTTCTGCTTTTGGCAGTTTGTCTCCTACAGAAAACAAATAGTTTTCCACAGGATGCTGAAAGTCAAACACAATGATGACTTTCTTTTCAAAGAATCCCATCAGGTCCATACCAAAGCAAGGAATATTCTTTCCTGTTTTTGGATACATGATGGTGTTGTAGATGTTTGATTTTTCACTCCAGATATCTACTGCTCTGGATTTTATAAACTGAGGACTCTTCCAAATTTCTGCTCTCAGGTTTGTTTCACC